GGCGGTGGGGTAAACGGAGAATGTGTGCAACTTATAGCTGCTATTCGCGTCATTTAATCCCCTTGTTAGATTGCTTCCTTAATATCCTGCTTTGGTCTGAATTTAAGGCCGCGCATACTCATTTCGCTTACCAAATCGTTAAGTGGTGAATCAACTGTCTTGATGGCGTTGATTCCGTTGTCCTTTAAAAAGTTACGAACGGCGTTAAAGTCTGCCGCTGTCGCCATAATCATCTTTGTCGAGCCGTCTGGTGCTATTGTTTCTCTACCATTCTGCAATACTTCTAGCATTCGTGCCGCCAATAGCCTGTGAAGAACATCACCTTCATTATTATTCAATTTGATTCCTATTTATATGGTTTGTGTTGATTTTCGCGGCGTTGATAATCTGATCCTAGCGGAATAAACCCGCCTGGAGAGGATGGAACTGCTTTGCCATATGCCCAATTTGCAAGGCGTAGTTGTAGTAAATTTTGAAGCGGAAGACTGCGTTGAAGCATCATCTTTTCAGATTTGGTTTGCCCATTGTTCAAAGAATTGTAGCCGCCTTCTAATAAATCTCTAGTTATTCCACCGGTAGGGCCAAGTGAAGCCCCAATCATGTTTAGGAACTTAGCGTTTCCGGCATCGGCGCGATCACGCATTGCCGCGCCACTTGCGCCACCCACATATTGAACGCCTAGCATTTGTGCCGGCCCTACACCGCCGGCTTCTAGTATGCCTAATGGACGTTGCATGACTCCTAATGTTCCAGCGGTTGCCATGCCGTTATAGATAGCTCCGGCAGGATTTGATTTAAGTTGCTCAATGCTGTCTGAAAAACTTTGCTGACCAGATAGGTCGCGTTGCGCTGATCCAATCAACCAGCCACCAATAACGTGAGAGGCGAACCACCCACTACTTAAATGAGCCGGCATTTGTGCCATTACGCGCAAGCGTTGCGATGAATACGCCGAAAGAAATGCTTGAAATTGATTTAAGATACGAAGCGCGGGGTATTTATCCTCATACATCGGTCTATTCATAACGCCCGGCGAGATATTATAGTAATGTCTTGCCGCGCTCTGTATTCCTTCGTTTATTCGTTGAAATACTTCGGGCTTGCTAATTGCGCCATCAGCAAAATCCATATAAATTGGGCGCAAATCTTTTACAAAAGAATCACGGCTCGATGCAATCGCCGGCTCATCTTTGCTAAAGTATTTGCCACGCTGGTGCATTTCATTCACTACATATTCAACATTTGAAGCATTGATTCCAAGTTTAGATAAGCGACCAATCGAATATGAAGTAAGTCCAAGTTTGGATGCCTCTGATCGTATGGCTGCTTCAGTTGCTCCAGGTCCGGCGGCAGTCATTGCGCTAAATAATTTACGCGCTCCGTTTGCTGCGTCATGCCAAGCTAATAGTGCAGAAGAATTTCTTGTGAATGCGTTTAGGTGGTCTAGTCCTGTCCAGCGAAGTAGTCGCTTTGTCGATCCATCCAAAAACCAATCTACTGCTTCTGTTGCATTCTGTACCGCTCCATGACCAAATCCACGATTAACATCTCGCATTGGACGCTTTGATTTCATTGTCAACATATCGCCGAACATAGCCATTCCCTCAAGTGCCGCCCTTCGCTGAATCTTTGGGAGTGTTTCAATAAAAGGAATAAAACTCATAAGCGAGTATCCCAATCGCGAAACATTGCCAGGACGCATATTTTCCATTGCAAGAGTGTTTGCATCTAGCAAGTTTGGGATAGCCATAGAGCCGCCCTTTATGACCATAACCATACGCTGTACGTTTCTAGATACCCACGGCTGAACATCTCCGCGTTCGATATTATCTACGAAATGCGTCTGGCCAATAAGTGATTTAAGTTTGGCTTCGATTGGCACAAGTTGCTTTTGAATTATTTCGCGATTGAAGCCAGTAGACACCTTTGGATTTGCTGTGAGTCTTGATCCCAAAGAGTCCCACGCACTTCTAAAGTCTGAAATTCCTTGAAGAAGCTCTTGTGAGTTTGTAGGCTTTCGTAATAGCTTTGTTTTCGGATCACGAAATAACAATCCAACGCTGCGATTATTTTGTAACGCTTGAGAAACTGATATTTCACCATCAATCTGTGCGGAATATCTACGCAGAACAGATTCCATATTGTTTTCTACAAATGGCATTAGTTCTTCAACTAATCCACCAAAGAATACGCGGCGTTTCAAATTGTCTGGAGTAGATACGGCCGTGCTAATTGCATTGCGTTCTTTCTTGCCGGCTTGCAAACCATTCTCGCCTAACATTCCATCTATAGAGCGATCAGCTGCTTCATTCCATATTACGCGCTGAACGCCCTGATACTCGGCGTGTAGTTCTGGGTTTAATTTAAGTAAGCCTTTGGGGTCTGGAAGAAAATCTAGTTCTTGTGATTCCAAAGCATTCTTAAATTGAACAACATTCATTCCCACATCCATACCCGTGGTGTCAAACTTAGATTCTTTGGTTAGCCAATTAAGAATGCTTGATCTACTATCGTTTGTTCGCGCTCCACTAACCGGGTCTTTAACAAATAGTTTCTTTTGGTCTTGCCAAAGTCGAACCATCGCATCAATGGTCGTTTGGTTGGCGTGTGTTAAAGAATTTTGGTATTCAAACTGCTTAACGAATGCAGCGTGTGCTGCCGTTCGGTCAATTCCAACCTTATCTCGACTAAACATATGCGGGACAAAATAATCACCGGTAAAAGCATCATCCGGAATCATTTTTAGTTTTTTAAGAGTAACGCCGTAGTCTTTCCACCAGCCTTCCATATTCGCAATTATGCCATTCACGCCTGGGCTAAGTGAAGGATCGCCGTCTACTATTGCACCGCTTAAATTCTTGTGAAGTCGTTCGCGCCTATACATTTCAAAAACTGCGGATGTTAGTTCCTGTTGTGTTGGCGCGCGCTTTTCAGTCTTTACAAAATCTCCAATAATTTTATTACGCAATCTCTTTGAAGAATTGTTTCTAAAATTACTTATGTCTTCTGCATTGTGAGAAATTTCGCCGCCAAGCTTTGCGTCTTTACTTGTTAGTTCAGAGGTCGTAAATAGAGTATCAATGAGTTCATTAAATACGCCACCAGCCGCCCGGCGCGCCGCGCCATCTGGCCCAGTCCACGCCGACAACTTTGAATTTACGCCATCCATCAAATTAAACAAATTTAGAAGCGATGGCTGGAATCCAGGCTCTAAGGCCCTGTCCCTTCCCATCTCAAGAAGCTTATTAACAGTTTCCCAGTGTTCGTAATGAGCTTGATTAGGATGATCAACTATTTCAAATTGTTTGCCTTCGGCCTTGTAAGCTTTTCGCATTGCTGCAATTTGATTCTTCATTGACTGACGAATGTGCTTATAGACTGGCAGATAAAGCGTATTGCTTCCATGCCCAGAATCATGGACAATTCCGTTAGTGGCATCATCTACAAAATAGGTTAACGCCCTTCTGTTTTGAGCAACATCATCTCCAATTCCTGTCTTACCTAGCGAAGTTTCTGCTTGTGATTTCGTACCGCCCTCTCCGTAGTAATCAACTTGCGCGGCTTTAAGGTGCGCTATTTGAGTATCTAAGAATGCCGTTCTGCCTTTAATTGCTAGGTTGCGTAGGCGCGGAGAAGACATAGCCTTTGCATCTAGGTATCCAACCGTATGTGCAATTCCGGCTACCGTTCCAAACATAGCCATGCCCATTCCCGCGCCTTCCAAAATTTTGTTTGCGTCATCCTCTAGACCTGGCTTGTTATCTATATTGTTTGTTGCATAATTAAAGAGCGCGTTGTTCGCAGCTGTATATCCACCACCAATAGCTGCTCCCTTGACGGCAGAGAACGCCGCGCGCGCAACAAAAGGTTGACTATTGAACACGGTCTTTGCCGCAAGCATTGCTGCAATAGACCTAGTTTTCATAGCCGTAGAACGAATTGCGTTCACCGCGCCACCAACCGGAATGTAGTTTAGCGGATCAGCAATCATTACCGGAAGTGACGCTATGAGATTGTGAGCTGTTCCCCAATTTTGAGTGTAGTCAGCTATATACTTCTGTCTTGTTCTAATTTCGTCCGTCTTATCTAGCAGTTGATCTAGTTCAGATTTTGGCATATCCCAACTCAAATAACCGTTTTCTGCAAGCGATGTCAAATCTTGCCGTAATTGTGGCGTGGCTTGATTGAATGCGTATTCAAAATTTTCTTTAGAAACACGTTCATTGGTTGTATATGGCGATGCCTCGCCACCAAACAAACCAGAAATTTTATTATAAGCACCAATTATAAGTGGGTCTGTTACCGTACGAAGTGCCTGGACGCTTCCAAGTGTTTCGTAAGAGTTCATCAAGAATCCCCAATAACTTCCGTCTGGATGCTTTGGCGCATCTGTTTCTTCTTCGCTCGCTTGCTGCCGCATAAAATCAATAGCATTGCGATCCGAAGATTGCAGCACCTTGATTTGAGAAGAATTATTAGAAATGTCTTCTTCTGGCATTATTGCTTCCCTGCTCTGTTTCGTATTTCTCGATCAGTATTTTTTATATAGTTCGCATTGGACTGTTCCATTTTTTGTTCAAAAACAGATTTTTGATTTACAACTTCTGCACGTTTCTGATCCGGCAAAGAAAATAGTCGATACTTACCTTCAGTTGTAATAACGCTTATGAGTATGTGATTATTTTCATCAAATCCAATCGGCATTATTTCACGAATATCTGACGCTGGTACTTTTGCAGTTTGAAGTTCTTTTTCTATACTGGAATTAAGGTTATTAACATCAAATCCGCGCGCGTCCAAATACGAAGACTTCATTACTCCGTAGGTGGTTCCACCGCATTGAATTGCGTTGTATTGACCGGCTACTTTTCTAAGTGCCTTTTCTGCAATAGTTGTGTATTCAGTTGTTGCAATTACTCTGTTGCCGGAAGCAATTTCTTTCATAGTTTCAGCAAAAACTTCGTCGCGCATCTGATCGGATGTTGCTCTGTCGCCAAAGAACTTGCCGGCACTGTCTGTGACGGTTGTATCTGACCACCAAATTCCAGGGCCATCTTGTGCATATCCCATTACCGTATCTAATGATACTTCGATATTCTTTTGAAGATTTGGCCTATCTGAATATACCGTGTTCTGCTTTGCCATTGCTTCCATGTGGGCATCGGGCGAAGAATAATTTTTTGCACTATTCGCGCTTGCGGATAAAGCCATCGTCAGCATCTTTTTGCTGCCTTGATCTAAGTTTCCATCCTTGTCAAATTTAATGTTGCTGCGTAATCCAAGGATTGTTTTTTGTGCGGAAATCATATTAGAAGAATCCGCTTGATTACTAGAAACATCAATTTCTATATTGCTCATTGTTAGTCGGGAAAGAACGGTTAGCGCATTGTCGTATCCTGGGCCAGAACCTTTTGACAAATCAGCAAACAACGCCGTTGTGGAATCCGAAGGGAGAATTGCATTTCTTTGCACTGCTATTGCAGCAACTTCTCCATAATTTAAAGGGTCAAGTCCAGCTTTATTGAGATTCGCAGAAGATAATTCTTTTTTTCCACTTACAATATCGTTCAAATTTTGATGAGCCTTTATCAAATCAAATGATCCCTTGAGTGCAGTTGTGGTTTTGGAATACATATCCTCTGATATTGAGCCTGGCTTTTGATCCCAAGGTTCTTGTTTCGGATCGTATAACTCTAGACCAGCATTAAGAGATTGAAGTGCTTCTTCTGGAGTGACCTTTCCAAGTATAACTCCAGTAATTATTTTACTTGAATCTGCATTTTCAGAACTAGAGATTATGCGATTAGCATTATTCCTAAACTCCGCTTTCTGTTGTTCGCTCATTTGCGGAACATAAATCTTGACATCTGCAATGGCCTGATTTGTTGTCCCTGGCTGGCTTATATATTTTAATGCAGCATCAATTTGTAAATTTAATGGAACATTTCTTTTGTCCATTTCTCGCATACCACTTAATACGTCCCTTGCCGTTGTGAACGAGTCTTGAATGTCTTGGCTCGTTTTTGCTTCGTTGCTAGTTGTAATTTGTGCTTTGGTTTGATTGAATTTTAACGTCAACGAATTTGCGTATAGTTCCCGATCTGCTGCCGGCATTGAATCTAGTAATCTTGGCAATACGCCTTCGTTTCCATTGACCGCCGCATTCACAACTATTGGTGAATATATTGATGATGCAATCTGTGCATTATCCCTGGTATCCATCCCCTGCGCGCGCAACCTATCCATAAAAGCAGAAAATAAAGCGGGGTCTGGCGGCCCTTCAATGCCAAGCTGTTCGGCAAATGCCTTGGTTTCCTTTGTTATATTTTCAGCTCTGTATTGTGAAACCGCTGGAGATAGTGTTGATGAGTATTGTTGCGCTACCCTGTTTCGTAAGGCTTCTTGTATAAGAGGATAATCTGCATACGGAGCAATTAGAGGATTGACCTGTGCCTCTATTGCAGAAGTAGGGTCTTGGGCTTGAGCAAATAGATTTGCGTTGAAATTTGGATCAAGCTTTGATCTTTCTAACCCAGTTTGCCATGTTTCAAAGGAAGCATTTGCTGCTTTTTGAACTTCAAGAGTTTGTTCGGCGGCAGCGCGCTTTGATTCTTGTGCGGATTGTTTTATGTCATTGTTTTCTGATCGTACATAATTTCCTGCTTGTGCTACTACGTTGCCGAATGAATTAACCGCCGCTATTGCTTGCTGTAGTGTGTTTGCACTTTCGTAATCTGGCACTGGCATGACAAGCGGTGCTAACGCGCCAACGGCCGGGGCTTGCGCCATAGACGGCTGCACAATTTGCGGGGTTGTATCTGTATTGCGAACTTGGTTCTTGCCACTGCGCTCTAGCTGCATTTGCCTAAGTAGTGCTGCCTGTGCTTGAAATTGG